CTACGCGCTCTTCTTTACTAAACGAGTTCGCCATTTTAGCGGTCCTTCATGTGTGGGGGTTAGCCCTTGGCCTTCTGCTTCTTATACTGGAAAACCTTGGAATAGTCGCCAGTCTTTTCTGCTTCAGTCCGCAGGCGGTCTAGGGTGCTGTCAACCGCGCCAGACGGGCGGGCGGTGCCGCTGATCTTGCGCTCGGGTGACGATTGAGCCTTACGGTTCGAGATTTTCAACTGCGTCTCCAATTTCGCAACCGCGAAGGCGAACTTCACGGGATCTGTGATGGAAGCGATTTCCTTCGCCTTTTTCGGGTTCTTGCCCAAAGCATAAACTACCAGGGCCGGGTTGTCGGCGCCTTGCACAATCATGCCCTGCTGCATGACGCTGAGATTGTCTTGGACGACATCCTCGGCGAACTCGAAGTCACGCACTTTCAGGCCGGCCTTCGCCCCCTGATAGCTTTCCAGCTTGCGCTCCCATTCTTTCTGAACAGCTTGGTGTTCAGACTTTACGGCAGCCTCGCGCTCGTCATGCTGGCGCTTCTTCTCATACCACGCAGTAAGATCCTTCTCATATCGATCGGTGTCGTAATCGGCTTTCTCAAGCGTTGGCTTCGGTCCAAGGGGCGCGACCCCAGGTGTGTTCCGCTGTTCGACCTGCGCTAGACGCTGTTCAAGCTCCTTGGCACGACGTTTCTCTTCACGATACTGCTTGCGAAGATCCCGGACCCAATCAGGGGCGCGGGCTTCCTCATCTTCCTCCGGGGCTGGCGCTTCCCCGTCGATCGAAATCACAACCTCTTCGTCTTCTGCTTCGGCCTCATCGCCTTCGGCCATCTCGGCCTCGTCAACTTCGGTTTCTTCAGTTTCGACTTCAAAGTCCTCTTCGATCTGTTCTGCCAATTCAGTCATGCGATCCTCGCGATTTTCTCACCCATTACATTGTGCGGCTGGGTGGTTGCCGCATTCCGGGGGCGACGGCTTCTTGCAGAGCCTTCGCCGTGTTCACTACGTTGGTGCGCTCTTTTTGCTGGATGCCAGCAAGCACCTCGACGGTCTTGGCGCGGGTCTCTTCCGCACGCGCCAAGGTGTATTCTGTGTTGGCCTGAGCCTGGCCTGCCTTAGCTTCTGCTTCCATCGCTGCGGCTTGCAGATACTGAGCCTGCGGGTCGGGCTGCTGCGATGCCTGCATTTCGGCCAACAGCTTCTCGCCCTCTTGTTCGGTCGGCTGGATGACGCCCATCTTGATGAGCTTGTTGCGGAAGTAGCTGCGCACCTCTCCAATGCCCTCGCCGTCCATGTTCATCATGGCCATCGAGGTCAGCACCTGCTGGGTCTCAGGATCTGGAGAAAGCTGGATCATGCCCAACAGCGATCGAACCGTGGCGCTGCGCTTGGTGGCGCTGGCCGGACCGACATCAACAGCCACGTCGAACTTGGCGTTGCTCAGGTCGTTTTCGTATTCCACTTCGCCGGTTTCGACGTTCAGGATCGGCTTGCCCATCTCGATGCTGGACAACTCACCGCCGGCGCCGATCGACTTCATCTTGCGGCCAGGCTCGACAAGGATGTCACGCGCCATCGAAAGCCAGATCTCGCCGCAACGCTTGATCGCCTTTGACATGTTCGACATGTAGATAAACGTCTGCATGTCCAGGCGCTGCTGGATCAGTTCGACAGCCTTGCCGCTGACGTTGGAAACGACTTCCTCGGCAGCGTCGGGCTTGCCCAGCAGATCGCTCATGTCCTGCTCGGTGATCTGCAACAGGCCAGCCAGCGCAGGCGGGATCTGCGGCGGCTTGGTGTAGCCGACCGGGCCAGACAGAACCTCGCCACCGTTGGCGTCGGTCACGGTGTTCAACAGCAGATAGGGATAGTTTCGCAGGTTGTCCTCGGACCACATCATTTCGTGGCCGGCCACCTGCTCGGGCGTGAAGATCGGCTTCTCAACGGTCGAAAGCGCGCTGATCTCGCCCAACTTGGAAAGCTGCATGTTCTTCAGCCGCTGGGCATCCTTGGCCAGACGGACGTGGCCCATGCACCGTTCGATGTTGTCCACGAACCAACGCTTGCCATAGACCGGGACAATCGGGATCTGGTCGCCGGCGATGTAGCCGCTGTCTTCCAGAACCTTGCCGCCAGACATGATATACTTGCGCACCTTGCGGCGCTTGACGCGGCGCTGGCGGACCTCTTTGGTGCCGACAGCCTCCAGCATCATTTCGAGTTCTTCGTCGTCCTCGAAGTCCTTTTCGGAATATTTTTCTTCCTGCCCGTCGATGGTCTGGAAGATGCGAATGGTCTCAGACGCTTCCTCGACGCGGTAGACCTCGGCCACATAGACGACATCAGGCGTGGCCCAGTCAAAGGCCCACTGCTCAATGCCCTTCGGCCAGGTGGTCGGATCGTCATCCCATGCGGAGCGGTACGCGTCACGGGTCATCGCGGTGAGAACGTAGCACAGCCGCGCGTCGGCCTTGTCTTGGCGCTTGGCGTCCAGATCAAAGAACACCGTGCTGTCTGCGTCGTAGATCGGCTCAATGCGAATGCGCTGCTTTTCGTTTTCCTCGTCGTATTCGTCCTCATAGACGGCACGCAAGCGGAACGCACCGAAGCCGCCGCCGACAGCCTCTTCGAATGCGTTGTCGTAGGCTTCGTTGGAGCCGCTGTCTTGCTCGTCAGACCGAAACAGCCCGTCGCAAACATCGGCCAGCTTGTCGTCGGCTGTGCCGTCCTTGCTCACGAAGTCAACCGTGATGCGGTTGTTGCGGTATTCGTTGATGATCCGCATGACGGCCAGGTGAACCTTGTTCACCTCAAACCTCGGCTTGTTCAGATATTGCTCATAGAGGTTCCCCTCCCACTGCGCACCTGAAATTGAGTAGAAGCGGCGATCCTCCAGGCACTGCAAACGCTCATCGCGCATCACGCCTTGGATGTCGTCGAACTCGGCCATTGCTTCTGCATGGACGTTTGCAAGCCGCTGTTCTTTGGTCATGCGGGCCAAGGTGCGCGCCTTTCGCTGGATATTTGGGCCGAAGTATACGGCAGGACCATTACAATATCAATGCCGTGCCATAGGCATCGTCACTGGGACTAAACGGGTTGATTTGGGCTTCGGCTTTGCCACCATTGCCGGGAACAGATCGGTCATGCCCCAGACCAAAGCGTCAACGCGGTCAGGCGAATAGCCTTGGCCCTTGCGGTCGAAGTCGGTTGTGAAGCTGCACATCTGATCCTCCAGCGCCGGGAAAGATTTGGCGTGCCGGATCTTGTTCTGCTCATAGAGCGCAGCGATAGGCTCGGCGCGGATATGCTTGCCGCGTGATGCGTGAACCTTTCGTACCGGGACAGTGCGCCCGCGTGCTGCGGCCCTGATGATGGTCTCCACCAGATCGCCGCCCTGGTTGACTTCGGCCACGATGCAATCGGCCTCGAATTGATCGAACAGCGAAACCGCGCGCCGCGCCCAGTCCTCTGGCCGATAGCGCCCGCTGTCATCCTCCAGCACATAACCGCGCCCGGCTGCGTCACGGCCAACGACGATGATGCCCGTCTCGTCAGATCCGGCCTCGTTGGTGACGGCAGGGTCAAGCGCCACGATGATGCGCTCCAACTCTGGCGGTTCTTCGTGCGTGATGTAGCTGCGGCGCCAGAGAGCGTTGTCATCGTCGGCTGAGAACGTGCCGTCATAGAAACGCCGGCGCTGGCGCTCTGGCATGTTGGCAAGGCTGCGCAGATATTCCGGCGCAAGGTTGGCCACGTTGTCGGCTGGGTTGATAGTCGTGTGGCGGAAGTCCTCCGCATGGTCCGGGATCGGCTTGCCGTCTGACGGGTGCAGGCCGAGGACAAAGATTTGGTAGGACCAGTGCGCCGCCGTGGTCGGGTTAAGGTCAACATACATGACTTGGCGCAAGGGCTTGCCGTTCACCTGAGCAGAGACTTGGGCCAAGCGCGACTTGACCAGTTCGAAGGCATCGAGCGCGATCTGGCTGGCTTCGTTCAGGTAGATGGTCGCGTATTCCTTGCCCAGCACCTTATCGAGTCGGTCGCGGTCCTTCAGGCCAGCCAGCCAGATTTGCGATCCGTTGGGCAGTTCAAAATAGCCGTCCTTGTCGCGCCATTTCATGGTCAGGCCGGGGAAGGCCAGTTCCACCACCTTGGGGATGGTTTCATTGCCGATGGATTGCTTGGCGTCCACGCCATCGTTGCGGAAGATAGCGTGCCGCGATCCTGGGGCTTTCAGTGCGCGGATGATGATGGAGTAGATGATGACGAACGTCTTTCCAGAGCGCGAACCACCGTAGACCAGCATGTAACGCGCGCCCGTGGCGAAGATCGCCCGGACCTCTTTCTGCTTGTCGGTCAGGTCAAAGGTTGGCGTCATCGTCTTTGATATTGACGTTGAAGTTGGTCTGCTCGACTTCCAGCTTTTCGCGCCAGCCTGCGCGTGTCTTCATCCAGAAGATCATGGCTGCGGTGTCGCCGGATTTGGCCTTGTTGAACAGCGCACCGCCCACGGCTGCGTTGGCGCGTGCCGTGGCTTGGTCCAATTCCTCGCGGTAGTATTTGGTCAGGGTTTTGCCATCGATGCCGAGGATGTCGGCAATCACGTCTTGGCGCGTGCCGATGGTTGCGTGAAGCTGCACAAGCTGGCGGCTTTCCTTGCTGGGCGCGTGCGGTCGGCGGCTCATGCTGCGATCCTTTTGGTTGCCAGCGCGTTGAACGTCTCGCCCGATCCTTCAAGCGTTGCCTCTTGCCCGGTGAAGTCTTGCCAGCGCTTGATGATGACGTCGCAATACTTGGGGTCGAGTTCCATGAGGCACGATGCTCTCGCCTCACATTCTGCGGCAATCATTGTGGTGCCGCTACCACCGAAAAGATCTAGGACCAAATCGCCAGAGTCTGAACTAGCCCCGACAGGTATGCGGACAAGATCAACTGGCTTCTGGGCGTTGTGGACACGATCCTTCATGTGTCGCTTCACGCGCCAAATGTTTGGCTTTCCTTGAACTGTGCGGACCCCAGCCTTGACCTTGCCCATTGTCGTTTTTGCAGTTGGTGAATTGTCAAAAAACCACACCATTTCGTAGCACTGCTGATACATCGCTCCGACGCCGCCGTCGCCCTTGTCCCAGATGCAAAGGTTCTTCGCCTTCAACTCAATGGAGCGAGCAACGGCCTCAAGCGAAAAGGCGGAGTGCCAATCACAGCACATGTAAATGTGCGCGTATGGCTTCGCCGTGACCTTCAAATTCACCATGATGTCCCGGAAGAACGACCGGACCATGTTGTCGTCGGTAATTCCAGCGACGCCCGTGCTGTTCCCAAAAAGGGCATAAGGCGGGTCAGTGAACACCATGTCAGCCTTTCGGCCATCCATCAGCCGCTCCACAGCGTCGATGCTGGTGCTATCCCCGCACATCAGCCGATGCCGCCCAAGCACCCACACATCGCCCTCGACGGTCACGGGAACCGCAGGCACCTCCGGCACAGCGTCATCGTCGGTCAGGCCTTCGGTTGGCTCGGCCAAGAAGTTGCCGATCTCGTCGGGATTGAAACCCGTCAGGCTCAGGTCAAAGCCCTCGGCGTCCAGATCCTGCAATTCGATCTTCAGCATGTCGTTGTCCCACCCGGCATCGAGCGCAAGGCGGTTGTCTGCGATGACATAGGCGCGCTTTTGCGCTTCGGTCAGGTGCGCGGCCTCAATGACGGGCAGCGAGACCAGGCCCAGCTTTTGGGCGGCCATGACGCGCCCGTGGCCTGCAACGATGCCGTTCTTGCCGTCCACGATGATGGGGTTGAGAAAGCCGAATTCACGGATGCTGGCGGCGATCTTGTCCACCTGTTGCGGCGAATGCGTGCGGCTGTTGCGGGCGTATGGGATCAGTTCTGCGACGGGGACTGTTTTATAGGTCGGAAATTTTGGGTCTGTCGCCATGCTGTTCACCTTCACTCGGGCGATGCGGCCCGGTCGCTGGGGCGCAGTTTAGCGCAAGGTTCAGGCAAAAGAAAGCCCAGCGCGAAGCTGGGCTAAGTAGAGGCAGGTGTCCAACAGGGAGGTGTTGTGCGGCGATGATAGCGCAAAGCGCATGCTGTGGAAAGACCTATGCGAAGTTAGAACTTACACGCGAAGTTATCGGAGGCTCTAACTTCTGAAGCCTTTGGTTTTATTTGATAAAAGAACTAAGTTAGAAATTAGATATATATATATATACTAATACTTGCCCATAGACCCCCTATAGGGGCATTTCTTGGGGGTGAATATGTCTTATGAGGGGATTTTTTTCTAACTTCGTAAGATGGTCATTTTTGATTGCAATATCAAAGGCTTGCGATGTTATCGGCCCCGATATCTTCAGCGATAACTTCTAACTTCGCGGCCATCCAACAAAAAACGCGCCCGGAGGCGCGCTGCTGGTCCAACCCTCAAACGATGACCCAGATGTCGGCCACCTTACCCTTCCAAGCCTTCTTGCCGCGCTCTTTGCGGATCATCCCGGCGGCTTCCATCTTGGCAAGGATCGTCTCAAGCGCGGCGGGTTTGATCTTCATGCGGTTGGCCAGGACGCTGGTGGACGCGCCTTTGTCGGGGTCAATGTAATTCACCACCCGCGCGGCAATGGCTTCCTCGGGGCGGTCCTTGCTGTTGTCGTTGGCAAAGACCAGCTTGATCTTGGCATCCAGTTCTGCGCGGACATAGGCGAAGGCCCAGCGCACATGCTCGGCGGTCCTACGGCATCCGGGGATGGCAAGAATGAAGCTGATCTTGGCGACGATCTCATAGGATCGGCGGATCATCGCAACGGACGCCTCTCCGGTGTTCTCGCCCATTTCTTCGGCGTAGGAATGCAGCCACTTGCTGACCTTGCGGAGCATCTCGCTGGCGTCGTCGTCGGTGCGGACCAGTTCGCGGTCGCCGGAGTATTCGATGCGGCCACCGCTGTTCATCACGTCGAAATTGCCGCCGTGGAAAATCTGCGCCAGCTTCATGGCCAAGCCCTCGGGCATCGGGCGCTTGCGGAAGGCGTCACGTTCTTCTGGGTTGTTGTCTGTTTCTGACACAATGATGGCGCGGCCAACGAAGCCCTGCGTGGCTGTTTCGCCGTCCATGATCTGGTCAAAGGTGCCTGGCGTCGTGAAGCCGACCACAGACAGGAACGGGCGGTCCAAACCCTCGTCAATCATTCGCAGCATCCGCTGGGCGCGGGCGGCTTGATCCTCGCGGCCATCGTCTTCGGCCTTGGCGGCGATTGCGCCGTATAGCTTGCGGAGTTCGCGCTTGGTATCGCCTTGCAGAAGCATCCGGCTGTTAGCCTTGGAATAGCCAGACATGATCGCGCCGAACACGCTTTCAAGGTAGGCTGCGCCACCACGGCGCTGGGCGTTGCGGACCTTGATGAGAAAGATCCCGATCTCGTCGATGATGTAGTATGCCGCCTGATGCTCGATCAGGTTTCGCATGATTTCCTGCTCGGACTTGATGCCGCCTTGCAGCGCGTAATGCACGCCTGCCGCAATGTGCAGATCGGTGGTGGCCTGCATCACGGCTTCCTTGCCAGTGGCGGATGCTGCCACGCAGAAGGCCAGGAGGTTGGCCGTCACGCCGTCGCGGGCGTCCTCATGGCGCAGGCCACCGATGTTGCCAATGGCGGTGATGGCGGACGCCACGGCCAAGCGCCGGCGCGGAAAGCGGCACTGGCTGTCGATCCATGCGGCCACGTCACCGACGAAGCCTGGCGGGGTCAGAAGATCCACGCCGTCGAGCGGGAACGGAGGCGGGAAGCGGTCGTTGCGCTCCGGGGCTTCAGGCGCTGGCGGTGCGAAGTCCTCGGCGCTGAAGTCATCGGAATAGGTCTGCGCGGGCTGGGCGCCAAACTTCGCGCCATTATAGCCTGCCTCAAAGTCTGCGAAATCATCCGCGCTCATCTGTTTGTTCCTTTATCCACTTTGCAAACGCCGCCTGTTCGCCGGGCGACATGCGCTTAAACAACGCGCCAGCCAAGCGCTTGATTTGCCGCGAGGCGAACATGGCGTGGCCGCTGCTGATGCCGCCCAGCCGATCGATGGCGGCCAAGGCGTAGCATTCCAACTCAGCCGGGTGGGCTGTCTCGGCCCAGAAGCGTGCATCTTCGCGGGCGGCACCATCAATGAGCGGCAGGACGGGCAGCCCGGCCTCGTTAATTTGCAGCCAGTCATAGCAGGCCCAGGCCACGGCTTCGGGGTCTTGCTTTGCGAAAGCGCCGAGGTGGGTCAGGCATTGCTCCACGATGTAATCGGGCACGCGCGGCAGATTGACCTGCGCCGGGCGGGCAGGCGCTGGCTTTGGCTTTTCAGCGACGGGTGCAGGGAAATCCCAGTCCATCATTGCACGCCAGCGCCAGTGAGGTAATCGGACAGCCGCTGCATGGTGCGAAGCGTTGGGTTTTGGTTCTTCCCGTCACGGATTTGCGCCAGCGTGTTGCGATTAATCGCGGTCGCGGCGGACACAACACTTAGTCTCCGGTCGGACAGCATGCGCTTTATCTCATCTAGTGTCAGCATTTCGGTGTCTCCTATTTTTTGCAGATTGCCATGTTGACATCGCACAACGCAAGCCATAATGTCAAGGAGCGGGATTTGGAGCGTGACCCGCCACGCAAGGCACAAGGTGCCAAACAAGAAAGGAACGATCCATGTCAATCATGGAGTTAGCGCGCAAGCCGGTTGACCGGCCTGTCATTG